ATTGAGGGGCGATACCCTGCGCTTACGCAGCGCCATTAGCCCCTCGCGAGCTTATTCTTAGGCTTGGGGTTCTTCTTGCCCTTGTTGGGCTGAACGTCCGGCGTAGGACCGTGACGATGCCGCTTCGCCCACGCCTTGAAGTTCGGGAACTGAACCGAGTTCACGATCACCGTGGCATCGTGGTCACTGAGTCCGAACCGTGTACGCAGCGCGTGCCACAGATCAGAGGGCATGGTCATGCCTGAGTTGTGCGAGGCATCCCACTGCTTCTGAAGCTTGCTCTGACGCTTGCGCTGACCCTTCTTCTTGGTGGGGTCAATTTCGGGCCGCCCCTTGAAGAGGCTGTCTGCGTAGTCATACCCGCTCTTCAGGGCGTCTGCGTGAGCCTTCATCTGGTCGACAGTACCCCCGTCGACTCCCTGGGCCAGGGCATTGTCGATCTGCTGCTGCGCCTGGTCGAGCTGGGTCCGGTCGACGCTCTCCTGATGTGCCTGCTTTCTTACGTCCAGACCGAACTGCTTCTCGGAGAGCCCGAATTGCTTGGCTGCGAGTTCCTGTTGGAACGCGACGTTCTGGCCTTCCCTCGCGTCTGAGAGGAGACTCTTACGCGCTTGGAGGCGTAGGCCGGGTACCTGCGACAGTATGCTCGACCGCGCATCCGAGAGTTTGCTTCGGACGCCGAAGTGTCGGCGCGACTCATCCTCCGAAGACCGAATCTTGCCCAGGGCCGGCAGAGTCCTGCGCTGAGCCGCATCGGAAATCAGGCCTGCGACGTTGGACCCGAGTGCCGTGCGGTTGGCCTCTGCCGTACCCCAGGCTGGGAGGAGCGTGGCGCTGGCTCCAGCGTTGGAGGGGACGCCGGATGGTTGCGCGCCTACTCGCTGGGCCAGTTGATCTTGCTGGCCCTGTCCAGCACTCAGTGCCGCCCTGAGTGCCGCTTGGTCCGCAGAAGACGCTCCCTGAGACTGCGCGACCAAGTTGTTAAGAGCTCCTGTGGTGCGGTCGTAAGCCTGCTGCAACTCGTTGCCGTAGGAGTTGTAGAGGCTTTCAATCTCTCCCCCGCGAGCTGCATGGGCCCTGTCCTCCTGGCGACCCTGATTGCTTAGGTCCGAGAGCTGGGGTTTGTAACCCATCCCCGCTTCGAGGTTCACAGCATGCTCGAACCCCCGCTGAGTCTTGAAGGGACTCTGGTAGGGGTTGAAAGGCTTGGACTTCTTTCTGGAGAGTCGCTTGGCCATTTACTTCTTTCTCACGTACTTGAAGTGGACGGGATCCCAGACGTAGCCTGGGGGCGCACCTGAGAAGCTGTTGGGGTTGTTGCTAGTCGGTCCAGGGTACTGAGCAGGACCCGGCTTTGTTACGTGAGGCGGTGGAGCAGGACCTGGTATGGGCTCCTGACTGAGGACGCGGTCGATGGCGGAAGCGCCTGTGTCGCGTATGGCGCTCGAGTAAGTATTGCCCGCCTGAGCGATCAGGTTGTCGAGTTCTGCCTTGGCGTTCTCGTACTCCTGCTGAGCTGCGAGGCGGTCTCTAGCAGCCTGGTCGTGGATGAGTTGGTCCGCCCTCAGATGGAGGCCTGAGAAGAAGGTGTTGTTGGCATTCTGTGCGAGCCCCGACTGCTCGATCCCCTGATCCTCTGCGCGCTGAGCAGTAGCAAGTCGGGAGTTGGGGTTCTCCACAGGGGGACCGTACTCTGAGTACTGCGCCATCGTCGTCGGGTCCCCGTATCGCAGCGCGGCCTGGTACAGTTGGTTCCCAAAACCCGCCTTCGCCGTGTTGTAGTTGGCGAATGCGTCGTCCCGCGCAGCCTGCTCGGTCATGTTGAGGGGCAGACCGGGGTCTGTCGGCTTGGCTGCGGGGGAAATGGTGGGAGCGGTCGGCCTAGGGGGCGCAGGAGGCGTCACAACAGGGGCCGGCTTGGGAGCAGCGGGCGTAGTCTGGGTGACATACCCTCCACCCTTGGCCTTCGCTACTGCGGCACGCTGACCTGGCGTGATCGCGGGCTGTGGAAACATCGAGGTCTTTTTCTTAAGAGCCATCGTACCCGTATCCTGCTGTGTCCTGAACCTGGGCCGGATCGTCGAGTTCCCTCATCCCGTAGAAAGTCATGAGACGGCCCAATGCGTCATTATAGGTCGTCTCCGCAGCTTGCGCTCGTTCCTCCTCGCTCTCTGCGATCAGGGCATAGCGCACGGCACCCAGTACTATGGCGTAGTGGGTACGCTCGGGCATATCGGGTACATCGGTCGGGTTAACGAGGCTAGCGATCTCCCGCTGGTAGTACAGCGCGACGTTGTAGTTCCCGTCAGAAGTGGGGTAGATCTGAATGTTGTTCGAGCCGACCAGCGTGTAGTACTGCGGCTGTCCGGTTGAAGCGGGGTCCTGAATATCCCTCTCGAACGCCCGGCGGTTCATGTAGTCAATCTTGACCAGGTTGGTGATATCCCGGAGACTGATGATCTTGGCCAGGTCGCTTGGGAGGGAAATGAGCTGGGATCCCGACGCGAGAGCAATCGGGCTAAGCAGCTCCTCCAACCACGGCCAGTCAGTGGCTGCGGCAACGTCGAACATGGCCGCATTGACCCACGTACTGATCGGGTCGGAGTCGTCGAACCCGTACCGCTTAACTGCTGTTTCTAGGTCAGTCAGATTCATTGGCCATGGGGGTGTTGCTGATGAAGACCTTTGGTCGGTTGATGAGACCGTCCTTGTGGAAAGCGTGGACCAGGCGTTCGCCAGCGTCCTGAATCGCCTCCCCAAAGACTCGGTCCTGCTCGGCTGAGATCTTCTCGTTGAACTTGTCGATTAGGGCGAGCGCGTCCTCTTGGCCACGAACCTCTGAGTCAGCCGCGTGGATTTGGTCGAGAACGCGCTCGTCCAAGGTATCAGTCTGATAGAAGAGCCGATCGACCCCGTCCTTACAGTGCTGGACTATCACCCAACACTCAGCCCAGTCGTCGAAGAACACATCGAACCAACCTGGCCATGTCTCCATGATCTTCTGTTTGATCCCAAGCACGTCGGACTCTATGGTCACGAGTCGTTGCCGGTTCGCGTCGAAGTAGGAGAGGCCTTGCTTGGCCGGTTTCCTGTGTACGGCTCTTCTCATCAGGTTATCTTCCTAGCACCACAATCGGGAGTACGATCGTGGACTGATCCGAAGCGTTGGCTGCTTCCGTCCCGAGGGCCGTAAACAGCTTCATCTTCTTGTTCACTGGATCCCACTGGAAGAGGCGGTTTCCGTTGGGCGAGCCCATGGGAATGACCGCGTCCACCGAGACGTCGAAGCCTACGTCTGACTTGGCGATGGCTTCGCCGCCCGTGGGATACGAGTTGTCGAACGTCACCGTGCCGATCCACATCTTGAGATCCCCGATGATGTTCGGCGCCTTCTGGTTGATCTGGTCGGTGCGAGGTGTATACGTCAGAGCCATAGCTCTACATCACCCCCCTACGACCACGGACCAGCAACGTCGTCTTCGAGACCGGTGATAACACCGAGCTGGTTCCGCGAGGAGACCGCCAGGTCGTGGTCCGCTGCGAGGTAGCCCTCGAAAGCGTCCGTCCTGTCAGCCTTTCTCGACAGAATCGCGCCGTCGTCGTCTACCCAGTCCCACTTCTTCTGGTTGAGGTAGACCCACATCAGCGCGTCCGTGTTGATGAACCACATCTTCTTCTTCGGGGCGTCGTCGTCGAAGACGAGCGGCATCTCGTTGAAGAGGATGGCCTTGAAGCCGCCTCGGAGGGTGACCGCATCGCGGTCGTTGAACCTCTTCTGCGACTTCAGCTGGTTGACGTACCGACGACGGATCCCGCGCGTGGTGAGGAGGAGTTCCACCTCGCCGTTGCCCGAGGCGCCGACTGCATCGACAACCTGCTGTCCGAGGTCTTCGGAGAACTGACCGTCGACCCCGCCCACCTGGCCGCTCTTGACCACGGACTGCCACCACGGACGGGTGGAGGAGTCCAGGCCGTGAACGATCCCGGTGTTGTTGATGAGCTTCGAGAGCCCATTGATCTCCTTCAGGGAGGACCCCGTCCGGACGATCTTGGTGCCTGCACCGATGGACGCCGACGCATCCGCTCCACCGTACGTGACCACGAGGGTCGAGGAGTTGATGGCGGTGATCTGTCGGTTGGCGACCTGGACGGTGACGCCGGTTGAGTCCACGAAGTCGATGAACATGCCGACCCTGAGGTACTGGATCGTGTCCACCGTGATCGTGTTGGCGCCTTCTGCCGCCCATGTTGCGAGGGTGCCCGTACCGTCGCCGTAGCCCTGACGGTTGATATCCTTGCGGATGTCTCGCGTCATGCCCTTGGTCTCGGCCTCGAGCAACCGGAGAAACGCTCCCGGATTGCGCTCCGAGAGCTTGATCGCGTAGCGGGTAAGGTCAATGACCCCCACGTTGTGCTTCAGGCAGTCCTTGATGTCTTCCCAAGTCTGCTGACGGCCCGTAGGCAGTACGCCACCTTCTCCGATGGCGCCGACACCTTCGTTACGCCCCACATGCTCGGGAATTACCCACTGGCGACCAGCGAACTCCACGCCCTCGCTCTCGACGGTGAGTCCCCGGAACGGGAACGTCTCGCCGTTGGAACTGCGCGGCGAACCGTCGTCGTCGGCCGCGAACATCAGTACGGCCTTCTGATTGAGCTGCTCACGCACAGGCCCAAGGTAGTAGTCCTTGAGAATGGCGTCAGCATTGGTGGTGCTCTGTCCCACTGCTGGTTGCCTTATCCTTCCTCAGCAGCAGAGGCTGCCGCCTGCTCCAGGAACTGTTGCGCCCCCGACCTCTGTGCCGCGAAGGCATCCCTGGGGGGAGGCCCTTCCTGGTTTCGAGGTGGCGCGGGCGGAGTTCCCTTCGGCAGGGTAGGCTCTTTCTGCTGCTGTCCTTGTCTTTGAGTCACAGCTGCCTGCAAGTTGGACTCACGGAAGCCGGTCATGGCCTTGGTGGCGTTCTCCACGTTGCCCTTATGGGCGATGATGTGGCCCACAATCAAAGCCTCCGCCTCCTGCGGGTCCTGCGGGAGCTGCACTCCGGATTCCTGGAGTTGTGCCTTCACCGTGTTGATCTGACGTTGCAGAAGTTGATCCTGCAGCCGCTGAGCACGCTGCGCCTTCTCTTGCTGCGACTCGTTCTGCATCTGCTGGATCTGTTGCATCATCTGCTGAGCCCACGCGGGCATCTCGCCTTCACCCTCCGAGTCGCCGCCGCCCACACCCTGATCTGTGTCGATCCCTTGGGACACTGCCTGTAGCTCGGTCAGATCGAGGTTCTGGTGGACGACTCCTGCTTCCTGGAGTTGGGCGCCCATGCCCAGCCAGGTCTCGAGGGGGTTAGCCTCGAACTGCTGAGCGAACTGGGCGAGACCCTGGACCCTGCCGGCGTCGATACCGGAGTCGGCCAGAGTCTTGTAAGGCGCTAGCTGCTGTTCCAACCTTGTTACGTGCGCCTGCACGTTCTTGAGGTGGGGTTCCAGCTGTGGTCTCGCGTCTTCGGGAACATCGGGGAAGAGTCCCCAGTTGAAACCGCCGCCTGTACCTCCTGCTCCTGCTTGCGCTTGGCCCTGTGCCGGGGGCTGCGCAGCGGCAGGATCAGTGCCTTGAGCTGGTGCGGTTCCTGGTGGCGTAACAGTCATTACTGCCTTTCTCGGGCTGTGCGAAAGCCTTGGCCCTAAGTCTGTAGTTACTTACCCTTGGACTTTTTCTTCTTGCCGTAGCTGCCCGTTTCCTTGTGGTCAGCCGCGGCCTGTTTGGTTGCGTTGCCGAAGTCCGTGTTGGCGTCTCCGGTGAGCATGTCCAGCGCCCCCACAGCCTGAGCTCCGGCTTCGGGGGGAGGCTGTGCCCCTGCGTCTGGGGGGCCTTGGCCTGTGTCCGGCATCATGCCGCTCGATTGTGAACCCGCTGGGGCTCCCAGTTCCTGCTTTCCCTGTTCGATGGCAGGAAGGACCTGTTGGAACGTCTGCGCCATGGGGGTGTCAGGCCCAAGCGCCAGGTACTCCTGCATCAGCTGAGAGATTGCATCCAGGAGTTGGGCTCCTTGATCGACGCCTGATGCGGGGGGTGCTACTGCCATGCTAGCCTCTCTTTCGTTTGGGCTTTGAGAACTTCCCAGTTGCCCTCACGTTGGAAAGGGCTGCTGCTCGTGCCTTCCTCATACCACCGTCACTTTTGCCGGCGCCACGAGGCCTGCGGGACTGTTGCCTGAGCGGCACTTGGTCCTCACTTCCTCCCCCATGAACCTGCTGAGCCTTTTCGATGGCGGGGAGAACTTCCTCCTCGACCACAGTCTGGGCCGGCGAGTAATCCGGGTCCAAGAGGAATTGCTTTGCCTTCCTCCTGGCCTCAGCAAGCATCTGGGTGAGGTCGTCTTGAGGCACGCTACTCCTTGTTGTCGTCCTCTTCGAGACGGGCGATCAACTCTTCCTTGTTGCCCGAGACTGGAAGGTCCCGGTCACGAAGCTCGTCCTGCAGCTCCTCGTTGGTCTTGTCGGCGTACTGACTGTCTTCCGCCGGTGTGCCTTCGAGCTCTGACTGGTCGGCTTCGCCTGTCACCGACTCCTGCTCCTCCGTTGCGCCTGGCGCCCCGGAACGCTTCAGAGCCGATGCAGCACTGCCGTCGCCCAGGTCGTAGTCCGACCCAGGAGCGGCGTTGTCGGGGTCGATGCCCCGGTGCTGAATGTCGATTGCCCTCTGCTCCTCCTTGCGGTACTCCTCGACGAGGTCAGGAGGAGTGATGCGCCCGAAGTTGTTGTCAGTGGTCCGAGTGACTTCCTCGGGCTTGACGTCCAGGCGATCACTGAAGGCATCGCGGGTGCGGATCGTGTAGTAGTCCACCTTGGCGAAGTTCGCCACCGACTGGATCCCGGACCTGGCCTTGAAGGCCTCCATCTCGTCCTTGTAGACGGTGTCGATAATGACTCCGATCCGACCCTCATGCTCGCCATCCGTGACGAAGACCCGAGCGCCATCCTCTAGACGGGGAATACCCGCCTCGGTCTCACTCATTGCTGTGCCCCTTTCTTTGGGCTCGTAGACATTGCCTGCCAATCATACCTTATGAAGGACCACTTTCGAGAAGCGTCCTCGGTGTAAGCCCGCTACTGTAGGGGCCCTGAGGTCCTTCCGGTACGTTCTGGCCGTTTCCTGGCGGATTCTGTTGCGGCGGTACTCCCTGGGGTCCCCCTCCGCCAGGAGGTCCTCCATTACCGTTCGGGCTTTGCCCGCCCTGAGCAACCATCTGATCCATCTGCTGCTGGCGCTCAAACTCGGTGTGGCGCATATCGTGAGTCTTGAAGATCTGCTGCTGCTCGGGGTCCAAGTCCTCGAAGTCCGCAGACTTCATAAAGTCCCGGTGTACGAGGTGGTGAGCCGGGTGGTTGTACCACTCCTCCACATCAACCTCTTGGCCCTCGAGCATGCGACGGTTCTCACGCTCGGCCTGATCGAGGTCCTTCTCGAACTCGTCAGGCTCCCCTTCGCCAAGCTCCAGCATCTGACGGACCTTACGGGGATCCTGCTCAATCTTACGGTCATAGAGGTCGAGAATGTACTGCTGTTTCGCAGCCTTGGAACGAGGTAGACCCGAACCCGCCTGGCAGACCACAGTGGTATTTCCCTCCAACATGGTGCCGACGAAGTCAAACACCTCTGGCTCACGATGCTTCCCGGGTATGCGAATAGTTCGTGGTAGGTCATACTTCTCCGCGATCACCTCCAGAATCTGCTCGCTTACTCGCTCGTGGGTTTCCTCGAACTCTTGGACCGTGGGACCGAGCCTTGTGTCGTCTTCCTCCTGAAGATAGGCAATAGCGACGCCGGAACGTGCGCCAGCAGGTACTCTTCCCTGCGACGTCTCGCCCTGGCCCGAAATGTCGAGAATGATCTCCCGCGAGTTGGGGATGAGGTCTTTGACATAGGTAGGCATCTCCGGCATCTGCACAGGCTGAGGAGGCGGAAGGTTGGGCATGGCCTGATATTCCAGCCTCAGTCCGGGCTTGTTCTGAATCTCGTCTTTTGGGATCCTCAGCTGTTTCGGGACGACCCATGCTGGATTCGCCATCAGGTTCCGGTTCTCAATCAGCTGAGAGAACGTGCGGGACAACTCTAGGACGAGCGGACGCACTTGCTGAATGACGCTCATGCTGTACTGGCTCGTCGGAAGCGGAATGTGGCCCATCGCGGAGATCGGCAACTCGCCGTGCGCGAACGGGTACACTTCGTGGAGTAGGAGCTTGTCACGGGTGAAGACGATGTGAGCGCCTTCGGGGAAGAACGGGTGACCTGGCTTCACGAAGAGTCGATGGATCTCAGCGAGTGACTGGGCCTTCGGGGCATCGAGCGAGAGCTTACCCGTCAGGTCGAATCGACCCAGCATCCTCTGCTCGATCACCCCGGGCTTGGCGCTGTCGTCGGGTTGTACCTTCTCACCCCAGCGCCGCTCAATCTCGATCACATCGTCCACGTCGGAGAAGATGCACCACCACGCATCCTCGATGTAGAGCCTGCTCATATCGAAGAGGATTTGGAAGGGCGACACGGCGCGGACTACAAGCTCCCCCATCGGGATAGTAGTCGTGGGAGCTTGCTGGTTCTTCTTCGCGTAGTAGTCCTTGATCTTCGCCACGACCCGCTCGTCGAAGATGGGGTTCCCGTTTGAGTCCTGGACCACATCGAACCCACCCTCTTCACGGGTACCGTCCCAGTCCACGAATATACCCCCGTACCCGCACATGAGGACCCAGTGCAGCATGCGGCGTCTGACCTTCGGGAGGTGGAACTTACGCTCGGCGTAGGGGTCAAGAATCTTGCCTCCTACCTCCGCCGCGTTAATGTCCGACTTCTCGTTTGAGTTGGCCATGACGTCCGTGATCGGCTTGTTCTTCGTGAGCTTCGCCAGCTCAGTACGTACCACAGGCTGAGCAAGATTGACAGGAATGCGTACACGGCTACGATCCTTCTTAGGCGGCTCATGCAGGATCCTCCTGTGGACGTCGTACTTGACCCAGAAGTCCCCACAGAACGTGGCGATGTTCTCCCACCACAGAGCCTCGTGAGCTGTCCTGCGATCACGGCCGTCCTCAACGAGCCCATACGCCCAGTCGAGCAGGCGCTCCTTGGTATTGGGTTTGTCCACGTTCTTGTCGTAGTCGTCAGCCATAGTCCTAGTTAGGTTGGGGGTGGGGGAATGGTGCGGGAGGCAGGGGTGTCCGGTCCATCCCCCTCACCCGGTTAGACACCTGCCAGACGCCTCCGTGCGGCAAGTGCCAGCTGTTGCTCCAGCATGGCCCGCTGATCGGGCGGGGTCGCTGGATCAGTCAGGGCTGCTTCCATCTGCTGAAGCTGAAGGTCTTCGTAGTCCCCGCCGACCGGGTTCTGCGCCAGTCCTGCGAGGTCCTCGTCACTGAGCATGGAGCTATCCATCCCCACGCCCTGCTGCTGGTCGATGCCGCCACCCCCGCCCATCTGGGGACTGGGCATGCCCGTCTGACCCAGCTGTCCCACCTCAGGAGGCGTGGCGCCGGTGAGACTGTCGAGGATATTACTGGGTTTCCGTCTCATCTGATCTTGCTCCTGTAAGCCCATCGTCGTCTGATTCAGTTCCAACGTAACTCACCCCTCCGGGTTCGACTGATTCGGATCTTTGTGCCTGAACAACCTGCGGCGACTGGATGCGGTCCAGAAGGAGCTGACGCTCCTCGTACCACTTCTCCCGGTCTTCTCTGTGCTCGAAGTGCTGACTCACCAACGCGACCACAAAGGCGACGAGCAAGACGAAGAAGGCAGCCGTGTCCATCAGATTGCAGCCCCCGTGATGCGCTTCGACGCACCCGCAGCATGAGCGACTCGAATGTCCCCGAGCCAGTTGTCGATCACGAGCGCGCCCCCGTTGGCCTTGAGTAGCAGCCCTGTCTGAGACCCTGCTGTCGCTACAGGATCCTTACCCAACCCCACCCACATATCCGTGTCGGAGGCGTTGGTCAGATAGGCGGTGATTCGCTCCCGATTTGCAGCCCTGACCACAGTGACCACACCGTTAGTGCAGTCTACGCCAAAGGCCCCGTCAAGGGCCACATCTGACATAAGATCTGAGCTGCTAACTCGGGTCACGCTTTTGCTTTCCCCTTCTTGGCCTCTTTGCGAGCTCTCGCACCATCAATCATACGGTCGATGCGAGCCTGTAGCGTGTCGCGCTCCTCCCTGAGATCTCCCACAGACTTCTCTGCCTGAGCGAGGTCTGCTCGGAGCTGTGAAGCGACGTCCTTGTCCTCGTTGCCCGCGAGGATCCCGATGATGTTGGCGCACGGCCCACAGATGTAGAGCTGCTCACCCCAGTTCACGTCTACGCCCGTGTCGATGCACGGTTCCGGCGTGCCATCGGCTTTCATCGGGGTACCGCGACAGATACCGCAGTGACCGGGCGTGAGACTCATGTTGTCCACGAGCTGCATTGTCCCGTGGATATAGGTGTCGGACTCGGGTCGTTTCACTTTGCCTCCTTTTTGGCCTTGGCTTTCATCTTATCGCATCAGTAGGTAAACCAGTTGGTGCCGTTGGAATAAATCCTCGCCACTCCATAATTGGTGGATATGACAAGGCTAGCAGCACCGTCAATGGTTTCGGCTCCGTTTGGCGTCAGGGTGATGTTGTTGGTTCCCGCTCCGCCCGATTCATCCTTGACAATGTAGTCCTTCCCCGCTCCAACCGTAGCTGCAGAGGGTAGTGTGATGGTGCGAGGCGCAGCAGTTGAGGTAACCCCGATCACCCGATCCGCCACAACAGCCGTATAGTTCGCCGAGACACCGGTGCGTCTCATCACTGGCTGCCAAGTGGTATCCGTACCATCCGAAGTAAGCACCTTGCTTGCTGCCCCGATCCCTAGGAAAGCGGGCGCATTGAAGGTTCCCGCAACAATTAGGTCCCCACGGACCATGCTGCTGGAGAGACGGAAGGTGCCTGAGAGGGAATCGTAAGTGATGGGGAATGTGGCGGAGAACTGAGCCCTTACAGAGCCCGCAAAAATCATCCAGCTCGGGTCTGCTGCGCCCCCTGGGTGGGATAGGAAGTACGAAGCCCCCAAATTGAGCGGGGCAGGGAGATCAGTCGGCCCAGGAGTGCTGGTTCCGATGATTATCTCGCCCTGATCGAGCGTATGCCCGCTGGGAAGCCCTAATCCGCCCCCACTACTGGGGTTCTCGAGGCGTGCGCGGCTCATGGCCGGGGAATAAGTGCTCCCCCGAAGCCCTGAGTGTGAATAGCCGCCGCGCAAGCGAGGGCACCAGCGGCGTTGGTGTGGAGTCCGTCCCCATTGTCGTACTGAGCCAGGAGAATGGGGTGAGACGGGGTCGTATTGTCGGCCAATGTCGGCTCCAAGTCTACTGGAGTGACTCCCGTGTTGGCTTTGATCCACGTATTCACGAGCCCGCGAGTGGTTTCTCGGTTCGCATTCCAGAACCCCCCTGACCACGGGGAGATAGTGGGCATGATGCACTTGGCGGGGATGGCCTTACAGGAGTCGATCAGCGACTGGAGCTGGGTTTGGATCACAG